CTTCAGTGTTTTCATATCACATACTCTTGTTCCCATCCACTGATCCTCACACTTTACATTGAGGTAGTAGTAATATAAAGGACCTGTCAATACATAATGATTCTTCGGATCAAACCAACTGTCTATACACTCTATCGCTTCTGGGTTTGCAATCTCATCTGCATCACTTGTTAGTATGATGTCATTGTCCTCTGCCATATCAAGGAACCCATAGATTGCTGAGTCTTTATGGAAGCATGCTCTCTGATAATGTATTGGTAAATCTTTTATACCTTCTTCTATCATACTACGATGGTAAGGGACACCCTCATAGTATTGCTCGTATGTTTTATTGTCGTCCTCTGTCAGATGATATATTATCTTATCGTCCCACTTCTTGAATCTCTTTCTATTCTCTGCAAAGTATAGGGGTTTTGGTTTACCTGTGAAGGTTATGTTTGCCTCATTGATAACAAAATAATCTACTGAGTTACCTAAGATATTCATTCTTAGTTCTAATAGATCTAGTTCATTATAAAAGGTGAAGACGTCAAAAATTTTCATGGGTAATAATTTATATTGAGGGTGAATCTAGTGGTCTTAGATGGTGAAGAACTTGAGTGGTATTGTGACCCATCAAAGACTACAACCTTCCCTCTTTCAGGTGTTTCTCTATGTATAACCTTTTGATCAGAGTCGAAAAAGAATGTGTCACCGTCTGCTTTATTAGGATAATATAGTGCCACAATATGTTTTCTATCAGGTTGATCTATATGTGAGTTATGTGCTACACCAAAGACATCAGGTCTAGGATATTGTAATGTCATGTGTGCTCTCATCATTATATTGTTAGGCATACCTATTGCTTCACCAATTGGAATCCATGGGAACTTACGGAAGTGTTCTGACTTCTCTCCTTCTTCGTTCAATAATGTGTGACTGAAGTAAGGATGCATATCAGTCTTTAGATCATGCTCAAAATTACCATAAGCACAATCATCAAAGTAAAAGTATGGCAACTTCTTACACAGATTCTCTATGAGTTTCTGATGTGTAAGTTTAAGTTTGTGCCTTGTAATCGAAAAGGAATTGTCGTTGCTCATCAGAGTTAGTCCATTCTCCTATACCTATGTAATCAGGTAGTTCCATAAGGTTGATCCTGACATCAGTATTATAGAACATCTTATAATTTAGGTGCTCTGTAATATGAAGATCAGTACAATATAAATCCTCTATCTTTCTACTACACAATGCAGCAGCAGTACCGAAGGTGCCTACACCAGAGGTTGCCACATGTTTTGCATTCATCAACGTAGCAAAATCTTCTTCAACACTCTTGGATTGTACTGTTACCTTAGGACATTGATCCCTCAACTCCTCAATCAATGGGTTATGATTGTCTGGTTCTGTTACTACTATAACCTTTTCAAAGGCTTCAAGCAAAGTAAAATAAAAAACATAGGGATTAGGAACATATTGATCAGGGTTAGTGACGTTCTTGTCAAAAACATCTCCACTGCGAATATGGATGACAAGAGTGTCATCAGGAACATCAACACTGGGGAGTGCCAACTGAGGGTATATAAACTCTTTACAAAACGCTCGTATCTGAGTGTAGACCAACGAAGAATCAATCGTAACTTCTTTGTACGGTCCTTGATAATAGAAAAATTTGGACTGATGGTCACTACTACCATCCCCAAATTTAACCGAAAATTGTTTGATGACATCGTGTGGAATAGATTCAAATGTGGTCTTGTATGCTTGTGCCATCATCAAACCAACAGCACATTGTTGTATATTATTACCTAGTCTACCATACCAATGAGAGATTTTCATATAAAAATGTCTCTTGCTTCGGAACCCATACACTCAAATGGTTTGTATGTTTCCTCTTTGACTACGTATGGATCAACCCACCAGTCTTCGTATGGATTTGCTCCGTTACATACACTAGAACATACTAACACATATCCTTTGTCTGTCAAGTATTTTCTTGACGCATCCATGATACCAAAACCATCTTTGTATGCATCATGTTCAAAGGTTATAACTGATGCTCTGTACTCATCTAGTGGAAACTTTTTGAGTACATCAAATGTTATGTTGGGTGGTTCACAGTCAAGAGAAAGGTAATCTATTCTACCTTGCCAGTTCTCTTTCTGTATTGCTGTCTGGTAATCAAATACTGTGCCATCTGCTTCATAACAATGGTTCTGTCTTGCCATGTCTCCATTGAAAACTTCACACATTGCTCTCTCTATTTCAATAGAGAATCCTCTCCAACCAAACACAGTCTCTAATAAGAATGTGTTACTCATACTTTGAGGATGGTTTGCACCAACCTCAACATACTTACCATTCTTCTTACCCTTCAGCATAGAGAGAACAAACAAGTCCTGATATGCTTGAGAGTAATTTTCAAATACTTTAGTGTGTCCACTGAAAGGATGCTTTAGCGTATCCTTTTCATAATTATAGGTTGTATTCATTTGCTACAGTTACCATAAGACAGATACTTCTTACCAGTTATATCATGCTCTGCATCAACAGGGAACATATCCTTAGTAATCTGTGACATGATCCAGTTGTATGTCTTACTCATTCCCTCTTCAAGTGTTGTACTATAATCCCAACCTAACTTCTCTCTGATAAGATCGTTGTTAGAGTTTCTACCTCTTACACCTGTGTGTGGTACATCAATATGATCCTTACCGATTTCTTTCTTGGCAACTTTAGCAGCAGTATCTACTAACTGATCAATGGTTACCATCTCTTCTGACCCTATGTTTATGGGAGCAGTCCACGTTCCTTCCATGAGTCTACGTGTTGCTTCAATACATTCATCGATGAAGAGGAAGCTTCGTGTTTGAAGTCCATCTCCCCATACTTCAATGGAGTCTCCATCTGAGGCGTATGCGACCTTTCTACAGATAGCTGCGGGAGCTTTTTCTCTTCCACCGTACCAAGTTCCTTCTGGTCCGTAGATGTTATGATACCTCGCAATCCTAACATCGAAATTATGATTACGACTGTAAGCGAGATATAACCTCTCGCTGAATAATTTTTCCCATCCATATTCAGAATCAGGTGCAGCAGGGTAAGCGGAATCCTCACGACAATCAGGATTATCTGGATCAAGTTGGTTGTACTCAGGGTACATACAGGCAGAACTTGAATAGAATATTTTAGTCTTACCCACTGCGTTAGGCACAGGTTGTAGAAGACGTGGGTAACTTTCATTCATCTCCTTTTGACATGATAGGAGATTTATATTAATAAGAGCAGAGTTATGCATCAAGTCAGCATCATGCTCACCAGTAAAGATATATCCTGCACCACCCATGTCAGCAGCAAACTGATAGATCTCATCAAATGGTTCTTCATACTGGAAAGGAACAGGACCGTAGAAGTTTCCAGACTCTCCTCTGAAGTGTATGACTCTTCTCATAAAGTCTCTGTCTGTGAGATCTCCTGTTACAAATTCGTTGGCAACAGTGTCAGAGAAGTCAGGGTGCTTGAGGTCAACACCTCTTACCCAATAACCTTCGCTAATCAATCTCTTTACCATATGTGAACCGATGAACCCACCGGCACCAAGCACTAATGCTCTCTTTTTCATTTGTTTTCTTTGATATATTTTATTATAACATGATCTATGTAGTCTAGCATGTCCACCGTAATAACTGGTGAGCACCCTATAAAGAACACGTTGTCTAGAACTTCTGAAGCTCTGGGATAGTTTGATGCAGGTTCGATATGCCTATAAGCAGGATGCATAAGAATATTACCAGCAAAATAATTCCTCGTTTGGATTCCATGATCTTCTAGATACTTTACAAGGTGGTGTTTACCGTCCTTATATATTATCGGAACTCCAAACCAAGAGGTCTCAGCATGTTCTTTCTCTTCAACAACCCTGCAACCAGGAATTTGGTTGAAGACCTGAGTGAGTGCTCCTTTATTCATACGACGGACACAATGTATCTCTGTCTGCTTCTCCAACTGCACAAGTCCAATAGACCCTTGCAGATCGGCAGGCTTGAGGTTGTATCCTTGGACGCCAAAGACATACTTATGATCGACATCTTGGTCGTACCCTTCCAACCAGCGATCAAATCTCTTTCCACAGACACCGTTGGGCAATTTATTTTGGGCACCTACACAGTAACATCCACGACCCCACCAAGCAAAAGATCTGGCGATCTGAACTATCTCCTCGATATTAGAGGAGATCATTCCACCTTCAATCGTGCAGATATGATGTGCTGGATAGAAAGAACAAGACGCTGCGACGGCTTTTTTAGTCAGCAACTCACCTCTCCACTTGCTACCCAAGGAGTCACAGTTGTCCGCAATGTAATGGAGTCTGTTCCTATCAAGAATCTTAAAAAACTGATCGAAGTCATAGGGATTACCAAGAACAGGTGAAGAGAAAACAGCAACAGTTCTAGGTGAAAGTTTAGTTTCTATCTGCTCTAAGTTCCAGTTGAGATCCTCCATGTCTATGTCTAAAAAGACAGGTTTCAATCCATTCTGGATGATGGGATTTATTGTTGTAGGGAAACCACATGCACATACTATTATTTCATCTCCATCATGCCAGTCAAAATATTTTTTCAACGCAGCGATCATCACTAGGTTAGCAGACGAACCACTATTGACCATGACAGAGTGCTTGAAGTCAAACTTCTTAGAGAATGCACGTTCAAACTTGTTGACATTCTCTCCTGCTGGCAACCACTTACCACCTAATAGTGTTGTAATAGCAGCAGTAACTTCTTTATTGTCCCAGTAAGGACCTGAGTAATAAATGGGATCGCCTGGTTTCCAATTCTTGTTTGGAAGATAAGGCATGATATCATATCCACCTTTCTCAAGACTGAATATGAAGTTGTCGACCTGTTCTCCTAGGTTATACATAAATCCTTTACTATGAATTCGTTTGTTATATGTTGTGCAAAACCTAACTTCTTCAACTTAGATGTATCTAACCAGAAGTGTTGTGTCTGCACGTTGTTATGGAACTCTGGTGGATCAATGTTTATAATCTCACCACGAGATCTTGTGAAATGTTTAGCGAGTTCTACAATCTCACTAACCTTTGTGGGTTGTCCTGACCCTATGTTGTAGATTTCATTCAACTCACCCTTGTCTATGACAAGTTTCATTGCTCTACATACATCCTTGACATGCATTATATCACGACAATGAGATCCATTATCATATACTTTGATATCACGATCTTGTTTCAATTCATTTATCATCCATTGGATAGCATTCTTTTTCCTACTGGCATTAGTATCTCCCTCACCCATGACATTACATAGTCTCAGGATTCTATACTTCATCCCTGTCGTTTGAGCGAAAGAAATGATAAGATCTTCTGCACACTTTTTGGTAATAGAATAAAATCCTGTTGGTTTGCAGTCCGATACTTCTGTGGCGGGAAGTGCTCCCCCTTTGCCATAGACAAACCATGAGGAAACGAAATTGAATGTGATGTCTTCTGATCTACAGAAGTCGAGTGTTTCACAAAGGACTCGAAGATTTGTTTCGACATCCAAAGTGATCTGATCATGTACATTGTAGTTGTGGGTGGTAGAGATCATGTACAGGATTTCATTGTGCCTTGGCACTCTATCATCTCTCTCCTGTACTTCAACTTGTTCCTTGTATAGGTTTTTGAAATGCTTACCTATGAAACCGTGACCGTAAAGTGAAATCATACTAACTTTTCAAGATACCATGTGATAGTAGCACGAATACCTACTTCAAAATCTGTAGTAGGTCTCCATCCTGTGCGTTGTGTAATCTTACTATGATCCATTCCATATCGTTTGTCAATACCAGGTCTTTCATTGCTGATACCAATCAGATCATGTGGTTTCTTCAGCATATCTAATATCATTATAGTAACATCTATATTTCTCTTCTCACATGAACCACCTACGTTGAAGTGATCGTTGATTATATTCTTCTCTTCCAGTTTCCATATTGCAGAACAATGATCGTAAACATATAACCAATCTCTTACTTGATGTCCACCTTGATGCATGTATGTAATCTTATTTCTAAACGCATTGTATATAACTTTAGGTATCAACTTCTCTACATGTTGATGAGGACCATAGTTGTTAGAGCAGTTAGTAATAAGATAAGGTAGACCATAAGTGTTATGCCACGTCTTGACAAAATGGTCAGACGCTGCTTTGCTTGCTGAGTACGGATTTCTAGGGTCATATTTTGTTGTCTCCTTGAATAATACCTTATCATAATATTCTAAAGAACCATACACTTCATCAGTGGATATGTGATGGAACTTTTCTACGTTATGTCTTAGACTGGCATTCAATAAATTGATTGTACCAATTACATTTGCTTCTAAGAAAGGTCTGTAATTAGTTATACTATTATCAACGTGTGACTCAGCAGCGAAGTGAAATACTTTCTTGATCTTATACTTGTCAAAGATATAATTTACATTCTCCTCCTGTGATATATCACAGTACTCAAATACAAACTGATCATTGAGTGGCATGTATTGTTTGTCAGCAGCATAAGATAGGTTGTCAATGATGATAACCTGATCATCTACACCAGTATATTTTTTGAGATAGTGTAGGAAGTTACTGCCAATAAATCCTGCACCACCTGTAACTAGGAACATAAGTCTATAAGTTTATCAATGTATGCTTTTGCCTTCTTTAGGTCTTGGACTTTATCGTCCTTGTATCCTGCACGACAGACATACTTCACTACATTACCAGTGAAGAAATCAAGTCCTTGATCTGCTATGAAATCCCAGACTTGTATCTTACCACGTTGGTAATGTGCAGGGTCTTCTGGTTTGAAATCATCTGGATTCATTAGTAGTGACCCCATGCAAAATGATCTACACGATTATAATCATCTTGTAGTCTTACAATATCATCTTCCTGACAGTCACCTCTTTGTACTTCTATAATTCTTATTCCCTTTTCACCACCCTGTATGCGATGACGTTGTTCTATTTGTATAAAGAATGTATCACCAACTTTACATGGTGTCTCAAGATTACCTTGAGTTATTATTCCATCACCTTCTACAACCACCCAGTCCTCAGTGCGGTACCTATGAAATTGTAGAGAGATTCTCATCTCTGGTTCTATGAAGAGTTCTTTGACACAATAATTCTCACCCCTTTTCAAGACAGTGAAGTAACCCCATGGTCTTCTTTCTTTTTCAATCATCCCATAAACCCCGTATTCAATAGATCATACTCCAAGTTCTCCATAATAACATCGTAATCTCTATCTCTATCATTGTAAAAGTAAATGTCCTGTGACTGATAGAAAGACTTTAGAGAATCATAAAGACTAGGATGATCATACTCTAAGTCTATCTTATTTTCAACAGCAGATACAAGTAATTGAGATTTGTTTTTGAATCTCGAAAGAAAAGATCCCTTCTTCGACATTGTTTTTTGAACTAACGACATAATTATACTGTTCATTCACCTCAGTTGTCAAGGAAGTAATCATACTCATTTAGAGTGACCACATTGACGTTGATTGCTATCCGATATTCCTTTGTTTTAGATGGCAAAGGTGAGTGATAGTATGTAGCAGGGAAGATAAGGAGTTCACCTTCCACTGGTTTATGTATATACTCTTCTCCACCCAATAAAAACATGATGTCACCTGACTGTGGTGGTTTCCGTAGGTAGAAGACAGTAGATATATCTTTCTTTACTTTCTCAGGCATGTGGTTGTGCATAAAACTCACAGTCCTATCTTGATTAGATACGTACGCCCAACTCTTATTGAATATTCTATCTGGTATATCTGCCTTAGGATATAGTGTTATAACCTCTTGTTTTATTATATCAAATAGAGGTTGAAAGAATCCTAGATTGTTTGGTGCTATATCAAATACATATTCACCTCTCTTATAATTTTTATTACTCCACTTATGTTGTAGTATTAGTTTCTTGCAGAGCAGTTCTACATCATCTGCCCAGTCTAATCCTATATGTTTTGAGATTATATTATCTCTCATGTATGTCAATACTATTCTCTTTAGGTAGACCACAGAATATCTGAACACTCTTTCTGTTACCAAATGATTCATTGACCATGATAGGTGTCACAGCATGATCTTCTCCCTGCTCATTTATCATAAGCATATTTCTTTGAGGATGAATACACTTCAATTCACCAGTCAACTTCTCTCTCCACATGAATACACCACCCTTCTCTGGTTCCCATGTGTTCAGATATAATGTTGCACCATATAAACTTGCTTTATCATCATGCCAATTGATACCAGAACCTGGTAACCACAAGTGATAGTTTATGTTTGTAGGCATTTGTTCAAAGTATTGATTCAACT